AAATCATGTCGAATGTATGTTATGGGCTAACAAACGTTCTTTTAAATGGTTAATGTCTAGGTTGCATTCTGCTGAATCAACAGGTGGTAGACAAACATTTGAGATGGTTTATTTTAATCAAGCATACATAGAGGGTACACAGATATTTACAATGCCTATGGTTGACCAATGTATGCGACCAGATTTAACGTTAGGTCAAGTATATAAAAANTTACACTTAGTTGCTGGACTTGACCCTGCATCAGCAGGATANCAAGCATCTGTATTGTGGGGTATTGATGTATATAGAGCTGAATTATATTTAGTAGATTTAGAAAATAGACGAGGGGGCGGAGTAAGGGCTGCACTTGACCAGATATCTGATTGGCTACATAAATACGATTGTAGACATTGGATAGTAGAAGAAAATGGTTTCCAAACTGCTATTAGACAAGATGAAAAGATAAAAGAATTTACTTTACGTTCAGGTGTACAGATACAAGGACACTTGACTGGAAAGAATAAACATGACCCACTATATGGTGTAGGTGCAATGGCTGATTTGTTTGAAAATAAAAAAATACACTTACCTACTGGTGATGGTGGTTCTAATGCAAAGGTACAACAATATCGACAACAACTGTTATACTTTGATGGAAAACCTGTTTCTAAGCGAAACAAGGAAAAAACTGATATAGTTATGGCTAGTTGGTTTCCGATGAAGGTTTTTAGAAGGCTGCAGAAAGAACGGGCTGCTGATATAGGACTAGATTACACACCTAGTTATGGAGAGTACAAGATGACAGAAATGAATGACGCACCATGGGCATAGAAAACTTAGATGTTAAATCTTATAAAGAAATAGTTAGAAATGCTGCTGAATTAACTACAGGTAAATTAACACAAGAACGTCAAGTTTCTAAAGCTAGAATTAAATCAATACTAAATGGTGGTGCAGATGGTATTAAAGCATTACTAGGTAACACAATGGAAACCTCTGATGCTGATTTATTACCAGCTCCTAACATGTTGCAGTCTGGTATTGACCGACTTGCACAAAAAATTTCAGGTATACCTCAAGTACGAGTAGATGTACCTAACAGTAATGACTCTACTAGAAGTAAAATACGTGCAGAAAAATTAGAACGTATTGTTAGTAACTATGATGACAAACAAAATTTAAGTTTACAACTAGCACAAGCTGCAAGATGGTTACCAGGGTATGGTTACTGTGCTTGGGTAATAACAACTAAAAGAGATAAAAATGGTTTTTATTATCCATCAGCAGAACTAAGAGACCCGTATGATACTTTTCCAGGTAACTTTGGTCCTGACCAACAACCAAGAGAAATGGCCGTTGTTAGAAGAATACCTAGATATAAACTTGCACAAATTTATCCTGAGTTTGCTAAAGAGATTTTAAAAGAAGATGAGGATGATACAGAGAACGATAATTACTCTGATACTGCTACACCGTTTATGTCTTATGAAGGTGCTAGAGAACAGAAGTGGGAAGATAATACATACTCTGGTGTAAGAATAATTGAATACTATGACATGGGTGGTACATATGTTGTATTCCCAGAACGCAATATGATATTAGATTTTATACCTAACGTACTATCTACACCACCATTTGTATTTATGAAAAGAGTTTCTTTTGATGCATTAAAAGGACAGTATGACCATGTTATAGGTTTGATGTCTATGATGGCAAAAATAAATATTATGTCATCTATTGCAATGGAAGATGCTGTGTTTACAGAAACTAACATATCAGGAGAGATAGAATCCGGACAATATAGAAAAGGTAGATTTGCGGTAAACCATCTAGCTCCAGGTACACAAGTTTCTAAACCACAAAACAACATACCGTATCAATTGTTTCAACAAGTTGATAGATTAGAACGACAACTACGTATGGTTGGTGGTTACCCAGTTACTGATGACTCACAGTCACCTAACTCTTTTGTTACTGGTGCTGGACTATCAGAACTTAACTCAACTATGTCATTAATGATTAATGAGTATAGAGAAATTATAAAACTTGCAATAACCGAAATGGACTCTAAAAGATTAGAAATGGATGTAGTTCTTTCTTACACACAAGAAGTACAGAAAAAACCTATGGCTGGTTTCTTTAATGGTTCTGCTTTTACAGAAAACTACAGTCCTCTTGCTGATATTGGTGGGGATTTTAGGACAAGACGTATCTATGGCGTTATGGCTGGATTTGATGAACCACAAAAAATTGTAACTGGTTTGCAATTACTACAAGCTGGTGTTATAGACACAGAAACTTTACAAGACAACATAGATGGATTAGACAATATAGCTAAAGTACAAGAACGTATACGTAAAACTAAAGCAGAGCAAGTGTTATTTGATTCTATACTTGCTAGAGCAGCACAGGGTGATGCATCTGCAACTATGGCAGCTATAGCTATTTATGAGTTCCCTAATGAAATGACAGCTATTATGAAACAGTTTTATACTCCTGAAGAACCACAGATGACACCTGAACAGGAAATGATGATTCAACAACAAATGATGCAACAGCAGATGGGAGGACAAGGTGGACCGCCAACAATGGCACAAGCATTTGGAATGTAATATGGACGAATATTTAGAAACAGAGTTTTGGGATATGATATATCAAGAATATGGTGTGGAAGATGAATTAGATATTCTTTCAGAAAATATTACAGAAATTATTATGCCTAAAAAAGGGATTATTATTTTAATTACAAAGGATTTTAACAATGGCAAAGAAACGTTCTAACAGAGGGGGATATAGACAACCTGCTAATCCTGCACCTGTAGCTACACCACAAGGTGGGCAAAGGACTGACGGAGGACCAGGAAGTTCTAAACAACCCCTTAGAAGACTTCCAGACGCTGATTACGGTGCAAATAAAGCATTTGTTGAACAACAGCAAGCATCTCCCCTACCCTCTCAACAAAGCATAGTTACACCTAATATCTTTGCACCTACTGAAAGACCTACAGAACCTATTACTGAAGGTGTACCTGTAGGACCAGGTAGTAGTGGTGTACGAATGACTGACAATGTAGACATGATGCTACAAGCAATGTATGAAATAAATCCATCACCAGTTATATTAGAGTTAATTAATAATAGGAATAGATAATGGGTTTTCACCTTTTTGATGAAAACGAAGAAATGGATTTTATCTTAGGTAATACCTATGATGATTTACAAATTGGTCAACTAAATACACAGTTTGCATTACAACCTCAAGTTGCATCTGAATTAGAAAAAGTAACTGAAAAGTTTCAAGTACCTGCAGATATAGCATTACCTTATGTTTTAGCAGGAGGTACAGCTGAAGCAGACACTATGAAACAAATTGCAGATGATGTTGCTTATAATCGTGCTAAAAAAGAAGCTGTTGTTTGGGAAGAATTACAAGAGAAATATCAATATGAAGCTTTAGAAAACAATATGAAAATGTCTATAGGTGATTTGTTAACAGGCGGTTTAATGCCAGGTGGAACAAAACCAGGAGATGTTCAGTATGGTGTATGGGCATTTGCAGGATTAGATGCTTTATTTCAAACATTTGGACCATCAGGTAAATGGTCTGTTGCTGCTAGTGCTGTCAATAAAGTAATGCCTGGTCAACCTATGGTTGTAGGTAGGTCACAAGCATATCTAAGAGATTTAAAAGAATATGATGATATGTTACAAAAAGGTTATACAAAAGCTGAAGCACAAGCAAAACTACAAATTGATGTATCTTTTACTGAAGTAGAAAATATTGGTAAAGATACTAATTTAAAAGGTGATATACGTAAGCACCTTGCCATGATGAAAGAAGCTAATGATATGGGTGGAGAAGCTGTGTTGTTTAACATGATGCGCCAAGTAGTTAATGGTAAGCCAGTTAACTTTGATAGAGGTACAAAAATTACTTTAGAGTCTGTCAAAGCAGAAGATACACCTTACTACGTTGATTTAGTTAATAATTATGGTTATACACCAGAAGAAGCTCGTAAATTTATTTATAACAAAATTGGTGAGCCAATTAAAAACTTTGATGAGAATGGTGAAATTAACTACACATCAAATGTAAAACCAAATCAAATTAATTTTTATGCAGGTAGAAGAAAACAAAAGTATTTCTTTATGGGTGACAAAATGGAACAAGATTTATACAAAGAAGATTGGACCGATAAAAATATACTTATGGAATACTCTCCAGGTAAAGTACATACTGGACAAATATACGAACCAGGCACTAGACAGTTTGATTTAGCATCTGGACTTATTGATGCATCCTATCAAATAGTACCTGAGTTATTAGCAGGTAAAGGTATTAAAGGCGTAAGAAATTTAAGAAAAGGATTCACACGTGTTAACAAAGCTATGGAGTTATCACAACAATTAGGTAGAGTTAAAAAAAGTGGTAAGTTACAAAGCCTAAGTCCTTTATCTGTTGCTAATCAAATTGCTAAAGAAGCTGCAGGAGAAGTAGACCCTTTTATTGGTAAAGGTAACTTTAGTAATATAACAAATNCTAAAACAGGTAAGTTAAAATCATTAGATGAAGTAACAGTATCTAAAAGAGATATATACACATCAACACGTAAAACAAATAAAGAACATACTTTTTTTGGTAGAGTACCAAGATTATTTCAAAATACTAAAAAAGAAATACTTAATGACCCTGTAATGGTTGATTACTGGAAAGCTTTAGCAGCAACAGGTATTGATGACTTAGCTTCTATATCTACTAATCCAATGTTATCTAAGATGCATCCTTCAATATTAAATGAAATTGCTTTAGAAGGTGACTGGAGAAAAATTAGAAAGATACATGGAGACATGATGGATACAGGTTATGCCATTAAAGATGAAGCAGGTAATGTTAATAAGTACAAGTTAGAACAGTTTTATCAGGATGGTAGATTACCAGTACGTGGTTCTTTTGTTCTTAACAAACTTTTAAGAAATACTGCTAAAAAAGGTACACAGTTACAACAAAAAGGTGGAGTCTATGGTAATACTGTAGGAACAGCTTTATCTGCATTAGGTAATGAAAAAGCTGCATATCGTAGTGCAGGTGGTTATTTAGGAGAAAAAGCACGTAAGGGTAGAGAAACCTTAGGTAAAGTAGTACCGTTTTCACCAGAAAGAAGATTTAGAAAATTAATAGACCCTAATGATGTAGATGGAAAAGTTTTAGATGATTTAGATTCTTTAGGTAATAACATTGGACCACAGAAAGCTTTAGATAAAGTTGGTGGACCTAAACTAGAATTTGAAAAGTATTTAGGTTTTAGTTCTAACTTTAACTCTACATACAATCCATACTATAGAAAGTTACTTGGTTTTATACCTGAACAAGGAATACCTCTTAATAGTTTACAAAATGGTTATACACAATTAGTTAGTCATTTACAAATAAACGGTTATAGCCAAAGAGATATGTCTCGTAGGTTAAAAGAATTTTTAGATTTAGATTTTAATGATAAAAGAAGTATTCGTGANTTTACTAAAGTACAAGCTGAAGAAGATTTAGCTTTAGTAGCTAAACGTGGTGGTCAGTGGGAGTATGTTGTTAAAGCTACTAACGAGCAATTTAAAGGGATAGAAAAGTCTAAAATTTATGCAGCTGGTAGAAATAAAAAAATAATACCTAACACAGGTAGTGGTTATGAAATGTACACAATTAAAGCACCTGATGGTTCTTCTGTAAACATGCCTATGATGACTGGTTCTATGTTTTCTGAAATGTCAGATAACGTTGCTCCGTTATTAGATTATAGAATTATACAAGGCTCAATGAGTCGTATGTTTAAAGCTTATGATAAAGATGTTGAAATACAAAAAGTAATGACAAAAAATATTAGTGATGCTTGGGAGTATGGTAAATTTAAATTTAATCAAGGTTTTGGAGATGCTACTAGAGTTAATCCTTATGAAAAAGGTGTAATTAGTGTAAAAAAATTAGAAGATGACATGGTTACTAACATGCTTAGTTTTTATACACGAAANGTNTTTAAGCCATTAGTACTTGCACGACTTGCTTTTTTTACTCGTGTGTTCTTAGAAGAACAAGCACGTATTGCTACAGCAGGTTTATCAGGTTTATATAACCATCCTTTTAAATATGTACAATGGTTAGCTTCACATAATCCTAATTCAAAGTTAGCAAAGTTACCTTTTATTAAAGGTGCAGAATACAATGATGATGGAGTACAGTTGTTACAATCATTAGAAGCTATGGAAGCTGCTAAAAATAGTTTTAAACCTACTGAATTAATTGGACCTAGTTCTAAAAATAAAAGACATACAGAATATTTAGCTAAATCAAAAGCAGAGTTAACTCAGAAAAAATATGCAAAGCATATGTTCTTTGAATTAATGTCTTTACGTAATGACCCTCTTGCAAGAAAAGTTGCAGAGTTTGGTCATGGCTCTAAAGAATTAAATAAATGGTTAGCATCACCAGCTGGTAGGTCAGCAAGAATGGACTTGTTTAATTATGGTGGTAACAAATGGCAAGAAATTATTAAAGATGGTGATTTCTTAGACCAACATATACAGTATCTTGAAACAAGAATACGTATTAAATCTGGTGGAAACATTGATTGGCAAAAAGATGCTATTAAACAAAAAGGTGGTAAGTATAGATATAAACTTGAAACAGAAGAACTAGGTAATATTGATTTACGTAATGCTATAGCTAAAGGAAAACTTTTAGACAGAAATGGTAAAGAGTTAGATTTTTATGAAAATGCAGATAAAACATTAAGTGGATTTAAATTAAAACCAATTATGGATGAGTTTGAGTATTTATTATCTGGTGGATTAGATGTTGGTGACGTTAAAGTTACTAGAAATATATTAGATGAAGCTGACCAAGGAAGTCTTGCACAGATTGAAGAAGGACTAGATGCTGCTTTTCAGGTATTGTTTGATAATCTTATGACTAAACCTATTGGTTATTTAAATAGGTCTCCTGTTTTTGTACAATATAGATGGGATTATATCTCAAGTAATTTTAATAAGTATAGCCCTACACTACAAAAGAAATTTATTAAAGAAGCACAATCACAAGCAGTACCTAATTCAACTTTGAGAGAACTTAAAGGATTAATGGCTA